CTCATACCGCACCAAACGGTAATATTTATGTAAAACTATCTAAAGACGGAGGAACAACGTGGGAAGAAACAATTTCAGTAACACATACGGGAGCTGAGGCTGAGAAAACATTTGGAGATGGTACAACTGAATTGTGGTCAACAACTTGGGTTGGTAGTGATGTTCATGACGCTAATTTTAGACTAAGACTTTATGCTGGTTCAGCAACCTCATTTAATTGGGTAGATTTTTATGACTTTGCTTTTGATGGAGAAATCGCTGTTGGAAAAGTAATCACTGGAATTGAAGTAATATCAGAAGCTAAATGGGATGGAACAACAACATCCTTAGACCACGTTAAAGTTCGTGTTTATTCTGGAGATTCTCCACTTGAAATTGAAGAGGGGTCTATTACTTACGATTCAACAAAAGATAAGCCAGTCTATTACGAAGGAGCATCAGCATCATGGAAAGAAGTTATCACAGAAGATGATTTAGCAACAAGTTCAGTAAAAGGAATAGCAAGCTTTGATGAAGATTCATTTACTGTAACAAGTGGAGATGTTAAACCACAGTTTATAGGCTTCAGAGCATACCTTTCGAGTAATACTTCTTACGGAGATAGTTCAACAATAGTATTTAATGCAGAAGAATTTGATGATGGTAGTAACTATGCAACTGGTACTGGTAAATTTACCGCACCAGTTTCTGGTAAATATAGATTTACTTGCCAACTTTGGATAACAACAACAATAGCAAATATAAGATATGGTATCAACTTCCTTCATGAAGGAACTGTTATACGAAAATATAGAAGGGAAGCAGCGTCTACTGGTGGTCAAGCATTTCAATCAACAACTTTGGTTAAACTTGACGCTGGTGATGACTTCTGGGTAACAAACTATGAAGCAGGTGCTGGAAGCCCAACGTACGAAGGTGATACAGACCTTACTTGGTTTGAGGGAGAATTAATAGCTAAAGACTAAACGAAAATCTAATCAAATAATTATGGAAAACGGAGACAAAATAAAAATACACGAAAGAGTGACTACCCTCGAGGCAGATAATAAATACACTAAAGAGACTGTTAGTTACATTAAAAAACGTGTAGAGAATCATTTACCACATCAGATTGAAGAAGTGAAAAAAGAGGTAAGTGATCTAAGGGAATCTATTGTTGATTTTATGCTTTCAAATAAGAAGCAATATATTAGTATTCTTGTTTCAATAATTCTACTTCTTATAGCCGCAATAGTTGGACTTATAAAATTTATATAATAAATAACAAATAATATATGGCAACACAATCAGATAATAATTATCAACTACCAAAGAATGAAACATCTCGAAAAATAATCGATGGTTATTATCGAGCATACTTTGGTCGTACACCATCTCTTCCAGAGCAAGAGATGTGGTATGGGAAAGGAACACGTGAATTAGAACGTGCTCTTCTAAAGAACACTCAAAATATATATGGAGCAGGTAAGGGTTCAAGAGTAACTATAGTTGATCCAAGAGCAGGTACGGTTAAAACAACCTTTAGTGTAAAACCAGTGCTTACAAAACCAGCATCTAGCCCTAGTGGTACAAGTGTTACGATGAAAGCTCCACCTAAACCAATTATTCCTAGAGCTGTAGCACCTGCACCAATTAATACATCTGACTTAAAGCATATTGGAGATCAAAGGAAGCAAGATGCTATGAGGAATTTGAGTTACGCATGGGAAGATGGTGTTGGATATGTATTAAGAAAACCCGGTCGTGTAGATATTCCCGGGCCACTCAATGAAATATTAGACCAACTTGAAATTCAACTTGATGGCATTATCGCAAAGGGAGAACAACCACTACCTGATATTGAAATAACTCCAGAGATAGCTGCTGGATTCTTAGAGCAAGCTAAAATAGAAATGGATCCCTACTATCAACGTATAACAGATGATGCTATTACAGATCTTAAAACTAATTTTTCTCGTAATCTAAAACTACAAGAACAACAAGAAGCAGATTATACTAGAGGAGTAGAAGATACGTATGATGAAATCGCTGCAGGATCTGCTGAACGTGGATTAACATTTTCTGGTAGACGACAAGAATCAGAACGTAAATTAGCAGAACAAGCAAATCGTGACGTAGGTCGATCACGAGATTCTTTACGATTTGGTATGGGTGAATCTGTATTAGCAGGTGAAAGATTCTTAGGAAGTGAAGCACTTGGACAAGGACTTGGTGCATCACAAGGATTAGCACGCCCAACATTTATAGCTGGTCAAAGAGAAGCAGAGTTTGGTGAAGAACAACCACTATATTCACTATCTGATGGTATTGAAGGAAGCTTAGAGCGTAGTAAGTTAGTGTCAGAAAAACAAAGAGCTAGCGAACTTGAAACTGCCTATAGAGCAAAAAGGTCTTTACTTTTACAATAAAATTAACTATAATAAACATATGATTAATACAAAACTCGCTACCCTCATTAATCCTACGACTGGTCAAAAGGAGGTTGTATTATCAGGGTCAAGACAAGCATCACAATTATTTGGTGAGGGGTTTTTCCTTATGGGCGCGAATGAACGTGCTATAGGATACGAAGGAGCACCACCAACTACTCCAATAGCTGCTCGTCCAGAGTCCCAACAATCAAGATCAACCTCACAATTATTTGGAGGACTTACTCCTCCACCACCTGTACCTGAAGCTCCATCACAAGAGGGCTTTGGTCAATTTAATACTGCATTAATGGACGTACTTAAAACGTATCAAGGATTAAATCCAGCAAGTCTTCAGACTAGAAAGAATGCATTACTAAAAGCACAGTTTGATCGAGTTAGTGAAATTACTCCAGAAGAATTACGATCATTATCTCCACAAGAACAATCAGCATTAAGAAGCGCTGATGCATCAGCAATTACTCCAGAGATTGAAGGTATTAATGAACAGATCACAAGTTATCAAGGACAGATTCAAAACTTTGGTAATGTACTATCAATGGCATCTACTGTTGGTGAGAATATGAGAAGTCAAGAGATACAAGAATTTCAATTAAAGTCAGATGTTGAATCACGTAACTATCAACGACAACAAGACTTCCAAGTTGGAATACAGAACCAAGTCTTTAATATGTTCTCTACCTTTGGCCCAATGGCTTTAGAAGGAACATCACCTGAACAAATTGCTCAACTTGAACAAGTAGCTGGTATGCCTACTGGATTGATTAGTAACGGTATGGCCGCATTACAACGTGCTGAAGAGAAAGCTGCTAATAACGCTGAGATGGAAGTATTACGCCAACTAGCATTTAGCCCAGAAGCATTAGAGTCAGGACAAGCACCTGAGTTATTCTTAAAGGCATTCCCAGAACTAAAATCAACATGGGAGGCTATGAGTCGTGTTGCACGTGAAAGATACGATCAAGAACGTGGTCTAAAAGCAGCACAAACAGCATCAGCTAATAGAGCGAATCAACCATCGGGTGATTATGAAGATGAATTTACATTTAGTACATCTAATATCAATACATTACTAGGTGCAGGGTTTTTACAAACTGATATACAAAACTTTGAAACAAATATTCAAAATGGTAATACAGTTGATGATATTGTTGGTGCAACAGATCTTTCAGATCAACAGAAGAACGCATTGTATAGTACATTCGGTAGAGACTTAACCGAAGAAGCAGATACTGAAACAGAAAATAGACAGTTCCTGAGTGCAGATTACTTTGTAAATACATATGGTGAGACACTTAAAAAAGCAGCACAAGACGCTGGATATATGAAGGGTGGCTTCTTAGGCATAGGAGATAAAGTAGATGTAACGAAGTATGCTGAAGAAACCTATATGGCAAGAGTTAGGGAAATGCGTAATGCTGGGTATAAAGATCGTGAGATTCTAAAAGAATTACAATCATAATATGTCCTTAATACCGCTTTTACCAAAGAAGAAGTCAAACACTTCTGTAGGTAGCGGTCAAGGTTCGTCTGGTAACCTTATACCGCTTCTTACAAAAAATACTAAGAAGAAAACTCAAGTTAGTCCACTTGAGAACATTTTACGTTTCAATCCCCAACAACGAATAGGGAAGCAGTTTTTTGGTAGAGAGCCAATAAAAACCTTTACACCAAGACCGAGCAGACTGGAGTTCAATGTTGATGCACCACGTTCCAAACCAATGACTATTAATGAGAGATTGAACCTTGGTTTAGGCCCAGTTAATGCGCAGGTTGGAGACATAGGACAACGCATACAAAAGAATGTTGTGCTAGGCCGACCATCTACAGTCGGTATTCTTCCTGATTCAGGGCAACGTAGATTTACGAAAGTAGAAGATAAGCGCAAACGTAAAGAGCAAGAGGACATGTCTGCTATTGAAGTATTTACTGAGAGTTTACGAGGTGGTACGCTTGCAGCAGGATCAGCACTTGGATCAACAGCAGGTGTGCTTACAAAGAAAATTTATAAGGAGATAGGACAGAAGTTGCTTGATACAGCAAATAGCGACCAGAAACTATCTACAGTAGTTAAGGGTATTGATATTCATGATGGTCAAACATTTATGAATAAGATACGAGACCCAAAATGGACAGCACGCGGACTTGGACAAAATCTACCTAATCTCGCAGCTAGTTATGGGATAGGTCTAGCAACACTTCCTGTTGGTGGCCCGTTTGTTGCTGGTGCTGTTGCGTTTGGAACTTCTGCTTCGCTTGAGGGTGGTTTTGCATATCAAGACGCAAAAGCATTTGGTGCAGATGATGAAACCGCAGAGAAGGTAATGTTAATGGTTGGTATTGCTAATGGTTTAATTGATACAATCCCTATTGGGAAAGCCTTAACAAGAAGTCCTATTGGTAAGAAAATGAAACGCAGTATTCTTAAAGAAGTAACACAGCGTATTCTAAAACAAGGCGCACTTGAGAGTGGTACAGAAAGTTTGCAGGAGATTGTCGCTAATGTTGTGGCACAAGTGTATGACGAGAATAGAGATGTACTTGCTGGTGTTGGTGAAGCAGCATTCTTCGGATTCTTACTTGGTGGCCCAGCAGGGCTTACAACTGATACTGTTAGAAGTGAACAGGCTAAAGACTTTGTGAAGTCACAGACATCAGAGAACCGTGCAGGGTTTGCAAAGATTCCTTTTGTAAAAGATGAGAACACATCAAAAAGTCTAATGATAAAGAATGAAGTATCAAATCAAAAGATAAGACTCATACCACGATTTATAGAAGCACAGAAGTTTAAGACAGCTGAGGAGTTTATTAATGCACAAGAAGTTTTATATCACGGGGGTTCTAAAATAGATTCAGTTAAATTAGGTAAATCAAACTTTGGCAAAACATTTTATCTAACAGATGATGCTACTTATGCCAAATCATTTGGTGGAAATAAGTCAGTAGTAAATGAAATGGTATTAGATAAATCTGCTAACCTAGCTGATATGAGAAAACCAAGTGCTGAACTTGTATCTAAAATTGAAGAAATTGTTAATGCAAAGTTAGCTAAAAATGTTCCTTACGGAGAAAAGAATTTTAGTTTTCATCCATTTTCTACAGAGCAAGTATTAAAAGGAATAAAAGGTGGTAAAGCACATTTCGCTGAATTATCAGAAATTAAAACTATCTTAAAAAAGTTAGGATATGATGGACAAATAACAGCAGAAGTTCCTTTTGCTAAAAATATAGGAGTATGGAATAAAGACTTAATTAAAACAAAATCCCAACTAACAGATATATATAATAAAGCAAAGATTCCTGAGAAGATAGCAGGTGAAAGTGTTCCTGAGAATATGATTGAACCTGCTGCTCCAGAGACTAAGACTCCTAGTAAAGCAGAAGCTCCAAAGGCTGGGACTACCATTACTAGTGAACCACAGAAAGGTGTTGAGTACACACCAGTAGAGACAAAGGCTACAGCTAGAGATCAATATAATAAAGCAAATGAAAAAACTAATCGCGTTGATCTCAACGAAGGGCAAATCAAAGCAACAGTTAAAGAAAGAGGTGTGGGAGGCCTATCAAAGAAAGCAAATGAAAAAACTAAAGGCAAGTTCTTAAAAATACTACAAAAAGATATTACAGCAAAGATCTCTAAGAAAATACCTTTACTGAAGCAAACAAACAAGACTAAAGACATTGAGAAAATCAAGCGTAGTCTTATTGATTTTATACAAAAGAACTTAAAGCGTAGTGACGCAGGGCGCAAAGAAATCTTAGTAAAAGTAAAGAACGCAAAGACTATAAGGGATTTACAGCAATACCAAGAGCGTATTTTAGATATAACAGAGAAGTCAGAACGATCAAGCTTACGCAAAGATATTGTACAAGAGATAAGGAAAACCAAAACTAGAAGTCAATCAGGTAAACCAAGGGGGAAATACACCGCTGATGTTCAGAAAGTATTTGATACAGTACGAGATGTGATAAAACTTAAAAATGTAGCGAAAGAAGCCCGGCTGGAAGCAAATCTCAAACAATACGAGAACGAGAAGTCCGTACCACCAGAGGTAGCACTAGAGAATAGAATACTCTCCATGACTTCTAAGGACTCCGCTTCATTACAAGAACTCTTAGGTGAGATTAGAAAGATGAGACTGTCAGGTCAGATGACTGCTGAATTGCGCAAACTTAATACGCAAGCAGAAATAGACCGCAGAAGGAATCTCGTTGTTGATAAGGTCACTGGCAATAAAGGTATATCACCAGATCGTGCTATCGCAGCAGAGTCAAAACTTACAAGAAAAGAACGAGCGAAACAACTATTCAAGTCTTTAGGAAAAAGCTGGGTCTTAGATTGGCAGGGGATTCTGACAGCACTTTCTTTTAATAGTAAAGTTGGGGACACAGCTCTCAACCGAGTCTTTAGTGTTTTGAATCAAGAAAACACATATAAAGAATCACAGGCGAAATATGTTAAGAAGTTGAGTACAATAATTTCTAAATCGTATGGCATTGAGAATAACAAAACAGCTATCCAGAAACAGATTATTGAAAACAATGAAGAAGTATACTTAGGAACATATAGGTGGGCTGATGGAAAGACACGCGATCTTGTTATGACAAAAGATGAAATGATAAAACGGTACATGGAATTTCAAGACCCGACGCTTTTTTCAAGTTTTACAGAAGCTAATAAATATACAGAAGAAATTATGTCCACAATCGAAGATAATCTCACAAACAAAGATAAGACATTCGCAGATAAGCAAATGGAGTTGTATCTGGAACAGTACCATAAGATCAATAAAGTATATCGAATAATCAATGGTGTTGATTTACCATTCAACAAGTTCTATTCACCGATTCAAAGAGTTGGATTTAGAGTTGATACCTCAAAAGGTTTCGGTGAGTTCATACAAGAAGCAACATATCGCAGAGCTGTAACAAACAAGAGTCTCAAGAGTCGTGTAAATAATATCCTACCTATTGCAAAGCAAGGTAGTTTAGAAGCACTTGATAGACACATTACAGAAACAAACTACTACATTGCATGGGTAGACAAGATACGAGAAATGGATAGCGTCTTTTCAGATAGTAAGGTGCGTGAAGCAATCAAGCAGGAGTTTGGCAAGCCGATGTTAGAAACTATTGGAAATGTTATCAACGATTTATCAACGAACGGCAACAGAACAGCGCGAACATTTAATGCTATCGATTGGCTTCGTAAGAAGTTCACTGTTGGTGCATTGATGATAAAACCAGCTATTGCTATTAAACAGTTAGTCTCAACACTTGCATATATGGAGAAGTTATCTCCAAAAGAATTTACCGTTGGTGTTGCAGACTTCTTAAAGAACCCAATTAAGAATACACGAATCCTGTTAGACGAAAGTACGTTCATACAAGAACGTGGATCAAACCTTGAACGTGATATAAAAGCAGCAGTTGAATCTGATGTATACAAAAAGTATTCCAAGAGTCAGAACTTCTTTAATACCATGATGTTGAATGTACGTCTTGGTGATAAGAGTGCAATCCTTATGGGTGCATGGGCTATGCGTAAGTCATTACTCAAAGAAGGGAAAGCACTTGATGAGGTTATCGGTACTTATGAGGAGTTCAGTCAAGGGACACAACAGTCTTCTGATATTTCACGTTTATCACAGGCACAACGTGGAAGCAGTCTTGAAAAACTATTCACAATGTTCAAATCCTCACAGCGTTCATATTTTCAGAAGGAACTCAATGCAGTCCGCAGTCTATTTCAAGATGGTGGTGCATCTAAAAAGAACCTTACAAGAGTTGCAAAGACATTATTTATCTATCATGTATTATTGCCTGTAACATTCCAGTTCATCGCAAACTTAGGTGGTTTCAGTGACAAGGACAAGAAAGAATACTTACGTGCTGGTTTACTAGGATCAATCAATGGCATATTTATCTTTGGTGATATTGCTGATAGTATTTTAAGAGGTGCGCTTGGTATGCAAGTCTGGGATTTAGAGATACCAGTTGCTACTATTGCAAAAGACGTAAACAAGATAATGCGTAACCTCAGAGCAGATGACATTACAACAGAGGATTATATGCAAGCAGTTGATGGTCTTGCTGGTGTCGGTGGTTCTATTGGATTACCAACACAACAAGCATTACAAATCTCTAAGGGCATAGCTGACTTACTAGAAGGAAACGCACGAAATGGTATTGGACAGATACTCGGTTGGAGTGAATATGCTTTAAGTGGTGCAAGTGATAAGAAGAAAGAAAGTACGTCTGGATTACCAACTTTACCAAAATTACCATCAATAGGTGGCGAAGGTATTTCATTACCGAAACTACCAAAACTATAAAACCGTTCTTTTAACAATTTAGAAAAGGAGTCCATTGTGACTAACGAAGAGAAGCTTCAAGTATTGCAACGTCTCCGTGACGTAGCAAAGGCGGTTTCTGTGGCTGGTAAAATACCAACAGAATACTTCTCACCAATCGTCATCTCTATTATTTGTGAGATGGAACTATATCCAATAGCTTGGATTGAATCCCTCGAGAAAGAGATTAAGGAGATTGAAGATGGCTAACATGCGATTTTGCCTAGACTTTGTATGCCAAGCATGCAGACAAAAGGCGGAGTTACGCATACGAGTTATCACTCATTGTCGAGCGTTCTTCAAATGTAGCTTTGCATGTTCTGAATGCGGGTGGCACAAGACAGACTGGGTTACGGCTCAGAAATACAAACAATACTTCGCATCCCGAATAGTCGGGAAGAAATGGTAGGCATACATGCGATGTAGCAAGTGTAATAAGAAATTAAAAAAAGGTGGAAAACGTGCTAATTCCCCAAGTCGGCACCACGTCCACCCTGTACGTTGGTTCGGTAAGGGAAAGAAAAACAGAATAAAAGTTCTATTTTGTAACGAATGTCATAGAGAGTTAGAAACGATTATTCGTCGTTTCGAAGAAAGGATCATCGCAATAATGATGAAACAAAAAAGGCTCCTAAAAAGACCATCAAAACAAAAACAGATTCGGATCTTTAGATCAATGAAGCAGATTTATCTGCAAATGGTTAACGATTATGTTAATTAAACTGGGTGGGGTCAAGAAAAAAACGGTATACAAAGTATACTGGACCGACCCCACCTCTCATATAGATTCAGAAATTGGCAGTATGACTGAACGATGGAACGTAGGTTATATCGTCAAAAAGAAAAACGAAATACACATCGTTAGTGCTGGGTTTTCTGATAAAACAGAAAAAGATAAAGACTTTACAGTTATTCATAAAAGCTTAATAACTAAAATAGAGGGGTTATGATAAATAGAAAAGAGTGGGAACTAGCTGTAATAGCAAATGATATTCATTTTCCATACCACGACCAAAAAGCTGTTGATTTATTCTTAATGTTTATCAAGAAAGAGAAGCCTGATGTAGTATTTTTAGATGGAGATTTAATTGATTGCTGGGCGTTATCTAAGTTTCCTAAACCACCTGACAATAATCAAGGAAGACAACTAGCAAGAGAAATAGAGATGCTGAATGAGTTTCTCGCTACAGTACGTAAGCTTGTCCCTAAGGCGAGAATAATCTATATCTTTGGAAACCACGAACATCGCTTCAAAACATACCTAATCAACGCTGAAGGGCTGTACGGGCTTAATGGAACCAAACTAGAGGATCAGATTGACCAAAGTTTAGATATAGAGATAGTTTACTCAGGATTAAAGGAATCATATACAAAGTATGGAGCCTTGTATATTGGACACTGGAATAAGGCTTCTAAACACTCTACAGCTTCAGTTAAAAGTATTGTAGAAGACAAAGCTATCTGCGCAATACAGGGTCACTGCCATAGAATGGGTAGTTACTACAAGACTATCTATGGTGGTGGTACCCTTGTAGGGTATGAGAATGGATGCTTGTGTGACTTAAACCCTGACTGGACAGGCGATCCTAACTGGCAACATTGCTTTAGTGTTGTATATAAGAAAAAAAACAAAGACAGATTTCATCTTTATCAGATCCCTATTGTAGATTATCAATTTTTCTACGGTGGTAAACTTTATAAAATATAATTATGTCAAATAGATTTTGCTTAGATGAGAGAGTTATAACAGCGGGATTCAAAGACCGGAATTACTATGCTTATTGGGGTAGACATCATTACGGTACAGATTATGTAGCGTCATTTGTAAACTTATATGCTCCAACGGGCGGTAGAATAAAAATTATTAGCACTGGTATAACCGGTGGATTACGTATAGAATTTTTAGATGATCTAGGATACTTACATAGATTCCTACATCTCGATAAGGTTCTAGTACGTAGTGGCCAGCGAATAAATGCTGGTCAACAAATAGCTGTCACTGGAAACAGTGGTAGTATGAGAAACTCACGTGGTGTGATAATAAAATATCGACCACATCTTCACACGGATATAGAAGATTCAAAAGGAAATTGGATAGATCCGGAGTGGTATTACAATTATATAATTAACGGTGGACTTATGCAGTTTGACAAAGCAATGAATTACAACAAGGCAATTTACAAATTCTTTTGTGATTTACCGGGTAGCAAAGAACCAACAGTATTAAAAGTATCAGCAAAATACGCTACACTAGGTGTACGTAGATCAAAGAGATGCTTACTTAGAAAATTTGATGACAATACAGTTAAAGTTCGTATTGGTGTTAGTCTTGGTGAGTTTATTGAAAGTGGCGCTGGTTTCCCAGTACCAATGAATTTACGAGATATAGAGGGATTACCAAAGTTCTAATCTACTTGATCTAAAAACTTTCTAAGCAAGTCCCAATTGTAATCATAATAATTTATCTTTTCTTCCTTCGATAACTCTACTCATTTCACCATTATAATATATTTCAAATGGGTACCTATCTTGATATTCTTTTGTTTTTAGTGTCTTCCATTCAATATAAAGTACATTTCTTAGTCTTTGACTAGGTGTTTTTTTACTTGATTCATCTGTAGCAGGTAGCTTAGGTAGATCAACAAGATCTTCTGGTTTAATGTCCCCATGTTTTTCTTCTATAAAACAAAAGTATCCAAACTTTTCATAGTTAGACATGATTTTTGCAACCTCTTCATCAGATAATGCTTCGTTTGTGTCTACCTGTAAACGTAAAGAACGATGCGACATTGTTTGAACTTTTGAGATTGTTGCTGGTGTCGTTAGTAGTTTGCTCATATTACTTTTTTAATGAGTCATTAATAAAGTTCCTTAACACATACTCTAGTTTTGCAATATGCTTCTTAGCCTCTACGTCAGACACTTGTCCAACCATGCCAAGTTCTGCTGTTGTTTCTGCCCAATATTCTTCAAATGTTTTCATATATTTATTCTAATAGTTTAATTACCTTCTTACAGGCTTGTACGAGGGTCTTTAACGCCCATGTAAGCTCTTTTCCTCCGTTGTCTGGGGTCTTAGGCTCTTGTGCGCGTTTATATAACTCAATCCAGTCATCTGATGACATACAGATAATCCATGTATCTTCAGGCATCCCATCAAAATGAACAACTACATAAGGCTTAGTGTGCGTCATCATTGCGTCTCGCTCTGATTGCTCCATTGCTTTTTTTAGATTTAGAGCTTTAACAGTCTTTACTTCAAGGTTAAGCCCTAGTGAATTATGCACATCTGACTTCGCAAGTCCAGAACCAGACCCAGAATTGCGTTTTGCATTATCAATCCCTTTTAACGCTAGCCATTTAGCAAATCTATTTTCGCCAGCATTACCTTTTTTCTTAGCATTTATCATTTGATTGTTCTATTATTTTATTTATAAAATCATAGCTGTGTTAATTGGGACTATTCCAGAGCGAGGGCGTGATGAGGGCTTTGTTCTCTTATAGAGTGAGGCATATATTAGTGTAGTTTTAATCTCTACTATATGTTTATACATCTTACTGTGTAGGTATTAACAGGCACTAAGTAGGCATTTTACTTCGGCTGTATCCACCGAAGACAGATTGGTTACTGCACTTAGTTTATGTAACTATTCCGTCGCGTCGGACGCGAATCGGGCATAGCGAGACCGGCTTTTAACCCTGCCAGTCAGACTTATGTTCTCTAGGGTAACAAAAAACGCAGGTGTACGAGAACCCGCGTTTCTTATATGAAAATGGTCTCGTACTTGTATGTACATAATAAACCATTCCCAATAATACGTCAAGTTTTATTCTCCTCATCTCCTTCTATCATATTCCCTAACTAATTTTAAGTTATTTTTTCTAAATAATTTAACTCTTTCGCTACGACATTCCTTACATATTGTAGACTTACCGTCCTTTTTCTTACTTCTATCATTACAAAAATGATCAAGTTCTAATTCCTTTTCACACGCATTACATATTTTTGACTTCATTGAATAGCTGTTCGTGGTTTCATACGTTCTTATTAAAATAAGTGTTACCTAATCGTCTTGATACCTCAAGCCTACATTCATTTGAGCAAGTATTCCTAATAGTGAATCCCCTTTGTTTATAAGAGAACTGTTTATGGCAAACTTTACATGTATTAGTTTTTTCTTTCATATCTCTTAGGTTAATCTACTACAATACCAAGTGCTTTTAAGAAGTTGTCTAAATCTTTCTTTCTGATTTTAGTATCTCCACCTTTACCGTAGAACTTTGCGTTCATTAAGTCAGCTCCACTCAGGTTAGCTCCAATCAGGTCAGCTCCATGCAGGTTAGCTTCACACAGGTCAGCTCCACTCAGGTTAGCTCCACTCAAATCAGCTCCATGCAGGTTAGCTCCATACAAATTAGCTCCATTCAAATTAGCTCCACACAAATTAGCTCCATTCAAATTAGCTCCACGCAGATTAACTCCATACAAATTAGCTCCATTCAAATTAGCTCCACGCAGATTAGCTCCATGCAGGTTAGCTCCACGTAGGTAAGCTTCACTCAAATCAGCTCCACTCAGGTTAGCTTCACGCAGGTCAGCTTCACTGTCCACCGCCTCAACAACTGCTTCTTTTATAGTCTCCTTATCAGAACTATAAAGTACACCACCACTCTTATTTAGAATCTCTGTTTTCTTTTTTGGTTTGTCTTCTTTCAATTGGTCTTTGATGAGTTCAAATGTCTCATCTGATACTTTGATTGTTCTCATGCTTATTTATGTTATTTAATTAGATTGTTCTAGTCGACTTATAACTGCTTCTACGACATTTGATACAATGCCATTTCCTAGAGTCTTGTATCGCTGCGTATCACTTAGTCCCTCTGTCCAACCATCAGGGTAAGCCATCAAGCGTTCACATTCGAGAGGTGTTAGTCTGCGGATTCTTGATTCTTCTGGAATAAATGGTTGTCTGTTTCCTCCTTGTGCTGTGTTAAGTGTTGGACTTACTCCATCTGTTCCGTAGATTCTGTCGTTGGAGTGCTTTGGTTTGTTAAGCTGTCTAATATAGGTTTCGTTAGAGTGTCCATTTGAATAGTTTGTCCTGAGTGTGTTGCTATTAGACTTTGTGTCTGCTTGTCCGATAGGAAATACTTTTCGTCTGGGTTCTCCTCCAAGATGTCGCTTAGCGAACTCGTATTGTTCGTACCTTGTGGAAAGTTGAACGCCATCATTTTTATTTTTGGATTGCATAATAGTTTTAGTTTAAGTTTATCTATTGAATTTGCCATACTGATTGTTTCCTGTTGCGAACTTTCTAGCGTGTTCTGATTTTTTGTAAAGTTCTAGGTTAATAATATCGTTGTTTGTTTTGTCATGGTCTATGTGATGTATGTCGTGGCTTGGTGGTATTTTACCATTGTGGTGTTCCCAAACATCTCGGTGCATCAGAGTTCTATCCCCATCGGTTCTCCCATAGTATCCATGGTTTTTTAAGGTGTACTTATTTCCGTTAAATACTAAAAAAGGTAGTGGCTTTTTCTTTCTTGGTTTATAACCACGCCGAGAAAGTCCATTGTGGACAGTTTGTCTAGCCACGCCAAACATTCTACCAACTTCTGCCAAGGAAAAACCCTTTTTATATACCTCGTGCATTTCTTTATATTGTTCATTTTTCATGTATTAAGTGTATCAAAACACTTGACACTCGTCAAGTAAATCTAAACGCACTCCTATAATAAAAACCCTCATACGGTTCTGCGGAACACCAAAGTTCTTTGCATTAAGTACTTCAAAATCTATTGCGTAACCGCATCCGCAAAGTTCTTCACATATTCGTTCCATGCTTTTACCTCCATCGTGGGAGAGAAGTCCCTTAACATTTTCAGCGACGAAGAATTTGGGCTGTTTTGCTCTAAGTATGCGAGAATATTGAAACCACATATTTCCACGCTCATCTTCAAATCCGCCTCTTTTTCCTGCAATACTCCAACTTTGACAGGGCACTCCACCGACAAGTAAATCAAAGTCTGGGAGTTCTTTAGCATTGATTGTTGTGATGTCTCCAAAATTGGTATGTGTTGGGAAATGTTTTTCATATATTTTAGTTGCATATTTATTTATCTCACTAAATCCTACGCAAATGGGGACATTCCCCATATCTTCCTCTTGCATTGTTGCAGTTGTAGCACAGAATTTCGTATTTTGATTTATTATTTTCTTTGAGTGCGAGTTGATACATATATCCTGTTCCGTATTTTTTTCTGTCTTTATATCCATCTTGTCGTTTATGTTCAAGTGTGAGAAATTTTTCTTCTGACTCTCCACAACAGGCACATTTTCTTCCGTACATATCAAGGATTCTTTTTCTCCTTTTTTCGTTTTGTTCTCTTGTAATCTGTTTATATTTTTCTGGGTTTCTTTTTTTCCACCTTGAAACTGCCCCTTTATATTTTTCTGGGTTTCTTTTATATCTATCATTAGCTTCTTTTCTGGAACATTCTTTACATCTCCTTGTGTTTGTTCCTGAATTATAGAACTCTGATATATCTTTTGTTTTTTTACATTTTGGGCATTGTTTTTGCATATATCTATATTATCACAATTATTATTACTTTGCAAGTTAATCAACTCATATGCTTTTTGTATTCCTAATTCAAATCCACCTATGCCTGTAAATGTTGATAAGTATTTCATATATTATTTAATAAATTCTTAATGTTATGCGTAAATGGTGGAGCATCAGGAATTTCAACTGCTTCTTCTTGTTTAGTCATAGTTCTTTTTTAACTCTATTTTGTATCCAGAGCTTTCGCCTTCAATCCAGTCTTTTATTTGTTCGGGTATATCTTTTGCAAACCCGCTAAATGTTTTCTTCATAGTAGTTTATTTAAGAGAGTCAGTTAAAGTTTCTCCGTACAATCTAAACATATCCTCGATAATGAGTATTCATCTTCTTCGCCTAATTTGCCACATCCTAAACATCTTTCGTAGTTAATAAATTCTTCCTTCTGCTTATCTAGTTGTTGTTCAGATAGTGCATGATATGTTTTATGACATTTAGGGCATAACCATATAACGAAAAGGGGTTTACTATAGTCCTGATGATGCCCATGCACTTTCTCATTGCCACAAAATAAGCATGGTTCTCGTTTCAACTCACCAGACTTTACTGCCTTTTGCACCATAAGTCTAGCTTTGTCTTTTTCTGGGTAATCTTCTTTATTCTTTTTCATTCTATTGTATATTTTCTGTCTATTGTTCTTATAATAATCTTTTATTTGGGATTCTCTTTTATCCTTATTCTTCTTGTAGTAATTTCTATCGTAATCCTGCCGTTCCTTGTATTGTCTGTCTAACCAGCTTTTTTCCTTTTTCTTCCCCTTATTAGCACCACCATATATACTATTTCTTTGTTCTGTGGTTAAGGTTTCGTGATGCTTTTTAATCCCAATGCTTATCCTTTCCCTAACTTCAGCACTTCTCATGATTTCTCCTTCTCCCAATCAGGGTTTTGTTCATCGTCACACACTTCACAATATATCTCCTCATGTACTCCGTGAATACATAGTGGACAACCCTCTCTGCGACAATTACTTGTACATTTGTGTCCGTTATTCTGGGCTTCATAACACTCCTTGCTACAATAGTTGTCTTCATAGCTTGCGACTAAGTCGGGTATAGTTGTATTACATTCTTTACATTTCTTTTGTTCTTCTTGTTTAGTCATAGTCTTTGTTCTAGGTATTGTTGGTATGGATCAATAGTTTGACCACTAACAAATTCCTCTACTTCTATTATTTTTATTTCATCTGGTAGGTTTGCAAATGCCTTTAGTTCATCTTCATTACAGCAATCATTACATAGGGTATGTGATAGTTTGTTGAACTTAAATGCTTTATCGCATGCTTCACACTTTTGTTCTTCTTGTTTAGTCATAGGGTTCAAATAATTTTTTAGCTTTAAGATATTGTTTGTAGCAACTCCAGTATCCTTTCTTCTTCATTCTATGATAGCGATCAAGTGGAGAGTTTATTTTATTGACTTGTTTTCTTTCGCCACATGCAGGGCAGGTTGTCATCATAGCTTTGCTAACACAAAGTCTTCTGAATAATCTAAGCGATCTGTTTGCCAGCGGGGACATAAGTTGCCAATGTGCACCATCTCTGGGTTTGGATTATCGTTTGGAATTTTCTCACCATTGAATATCCAGATCTGTTTTTCTATTGATAGATTCCCTCTTAGAAACTGCTCACCATCATATGTAACTTTCCACCAACCACCTTTGTCTGTACGTTCTATAAGCCACCAGTATCCTAGTTTTTGGAAGTCTGTAATTTTATTATGATTCCCTACAAATACTTCTTTAGGATTAAATGGCGTTCTTCTGTTACCACCAACAGATTTATATAGTTCTATTAGCTCCTCCGCCAAACGTCTATCCATTGTCTTACAGTATGCACGCATTAATCTATTACAATGTGGACAGTTTTCATCACCTGTTTTTAACATTTTTACATCTAGTGTATTGCTGTTAAATATATTACCTTGTACCATATAATTCTTGTTATGCGGATGGGATTTTACTCTTTCCGCTTTTTTTTAGTCCCCATTGATATTCATCGAAGTTTGTGTATTGGATATACATCTTTCCTTCTACCTCATATCTATCTATGAGTCCAACATCATTCATTTCTTGTAATGCTTTTTCAAATTCTTCTACCGTTTTATCTGATCCCGGCATTACTTGAAGTTTAATCCCTTGAGAATTACCATCCGTCCTACCCCAATCATCAAGATGTGGGATTATCCATGTGTACAGTAAGCGTGCAAAGTCTGATGATAATTCATTTACTTTTGTAGAATAGCTTATAGATTTTGATAACATTCTTCTTGAGGCCATATTTATAAATCAATTTCCATTTCCATATAATTGAGTCCGTCTGACTGTTCTTCGATAAATTCTTTTCTCAATTCTGCTTTTGTTTTGAATCTATTTCTCCAATCCCCGTGCCTTTTGTCTCCTTCTTCCATGCGTATAATTGCTAGACTATGTATAACTTCCCACGGAATACTTTTGATATATTCAATATAGTCTTCTTGCGTTATCTTTCTCAGTCCTTCGTTGTGTTTTTCAAGATAGGTACTCATTTTACATTTTCTATTATGAATTATTCTAGGTATAAACTTTACCGATTCGTTATAATTACACGTACACTTCATTAATATGGGATGTCTTCCACATTTATATCACTACCATCATCAGAAGAATCAACTGGTGTTGGGTCTGGATCAGTATCAGTAGTTGGCATTGGTTCAGCTGTTTCATGTTCAGCGAGTTCCGTTGATCTTTGTATCAATTCTTTAGAGAATACTGTATGTAGTACTGAATTAATATCTCTTAATATAGTAACAACTTCACTCATATCAACCTTCTGAGGTACAGCGCTTGCTCCTGCTACTGGTGCTGGTGCTGGTGCTGGTGCTGGTGCTTGTTCTTTAGGAAGCCATACAGCAGTTGTATATTGTCCTTGAACATACTCTTTAGTTTTTCTATCTTGTGACCACTTACATTCTTTATTCTTACAAGTGTAATCTGGTGACGTTGGGGATTTTTTGTTATTGGTGTTATCCCACATTAAGCCTTTACATACTGGGCAGTCCATAATTATTTTCTTATTACTTAATTAGATTTTTTTTGTGCAAAATTAACCCACTTACGAACTGGGAGCGCTGAGTAGAATGTGTCGCGATCAAATTCATAATTTTTATCAAAATTCATAATTTCAATATTATTCTCAATCATTTTATACTTATACGTCTTAGGATTCCATTCTGGTATTTCAAGTGTCTTAGGTAGGCGTACAATGATTCGTTTATCAATCTTTATTCCATACTTTTCGAATGTTGCGACATACCCGGCAAGTTGCAATGAGTATTCATCTGAGATGTGTGATGCAAATTTGTAATCAATAATCGCAGATGATCCGTCATTCATTATCGCCATAGCATCTAGTGTCCCAGCGTATTCACGTTCTGGGTCACATACACGCGCTTCTGATAGTAGCCATAGCTTTATATTCTTCTTTTCCCATTCAAGGAATTGTTTTAATGGACGTTCAAGCATTCCTTCTGGCATATCCGGAGCCTTCTCTCCACGCATTTGAGTTTTAATATACCGCTCAATCCAATCATGTCCAATTTTACCATCGAGCATAGCATCTTTTGATTTTCTGAACGCTGCACCCTTTGCTTCCTTGAGTATAGCGACATACTGTTTGATTGTTTTACATGCTTTAATCTTTTTAAGCATTGTCTCTGCAATCTCTACGTCTTCTGGGAAGTCTGAGAACCCTAGAAACTTTACAGATTCTTTAGCACCCCACGCTGCAAGCCATTCTTTCGGTACAAGACTCGTTACAGATGTAACGCCAGCTAATAGTTTCCCATCTGATACCCGGGTATACGTGTGTTTACCTTCATCAAAAAGCACCTTACCCATCATATCGAGTACCGCATTTTGAATGTTCTGCTTCAATACTATAATTGGCATGTACTGCTCAATTTCAGCAAGTTTTTTTAGGTCAATTTTCATATATATCTTTATTAATCATTTTCTAAATTATATTGTACTTCGCCTCGTAACTTTTCATCTAAAAGTTTTTGACGACTATGATGGTTTGCTAATATCTTTCTACACTTATAGCATATCTCTACTTCGAGATCTTCTGGAAATAAATCTGGATCAAATCGTACTAAGTTTCTTGATGCGCAATTCGTACATATAAATGACCACTCTTTTTTATCTTCCATTATAATTCTTTTATCTTTAGATGTTTAAGTCCAAATTCATTTAAGCAATAATCGTATAGTTCTTCTCCTCCATCTCCTAGCCAAATATCTACTCTATTAGAATACGTTGTACTTGTTACTGTGTCCACTCTACGTTTTCCTATGCCTTCGATTTCTAACCATGTACCTTGAGGGAATTGATATGTAGCTACTGATACCTCATCTTCCCTGCCATTAGCTCCATGTGATTCATAGCCTGTGTAACATGATACTTCGTATGTATCCCCATTTATATTAGCTTGAGGCACTTCAGATTGCTCTGTATGGGTTTTAATTACAGGTTGTGTGGAATAGGATAGTTCATCTTGTAATTGACTGTATGAGACGAATGTTGCCATAGCACTTATTGCCATTATCATGATGATTGCGTAGTATTGTTCCTTTGTTTGTTTTGCCATTTGTTTTTGTTTAATTAATTAATAAATCTTTATTCTCGTGTACGTTTCCGATTTCATTTTTCTTCCAAGTTTTCTTGAAAGCTCTAACCTTTATTTGTCTCATATTAGTTTAGTTCAAATTCAAATTCTTAAAGCTGTTGCTCCCCACAAATATTATATTACCGGCTGGGATTATTCTGCACCTTTGCCCTTTGCGACAATTACTCTCACATACACCATATAAAAATTTTCCATCTCCAGCTTCAGCTGGTCTACAATAGTTTTTATATACCCTTACAACAACGTCACCTTTTTTTATATGTTTTCTTGCTATTAAATTTGGTGCTATTCTAAACATATTATTTACATTTAATTTCCCATAGATGCTCTCCCCAACTTCTAACCTCTGCTACGTCACATGCTAAGAGAGCGTCTTTGTAATGGTCTGATTGTGTTATTTCTGCCTCTACTATGCCGGTGTCTGTTACCTCTGGGACTATTGTTGTGTTTCTGTTTCTTAAAGCTGTTGCTCCCCACAAAATAATAAGGATTATGATGAGGAATAATAAGTAGTTGAGTAGCTTTTTCATTATAGTTTAATTAATTTCAGCTAATGTAATATGGGCGTACCCATCAAACGTATGTGAGTTGATAAGAGCATCAATAGACTTGAGGTCTGCCGTTAATACATCCATATACATATTGCCATCAATTGCATCTTGGACTGTCATTGTTGGATTTGATAACAGATCGTGTCTCTCGGATTTAAGAGATACTATTTCTGCTTTGTGGTAGTCAGCTTGCATTAAGTGTTTTGCTTTTGTCATATATCTAGTCTTTAATTTTATATATTTTAGCTATGATAATTCCCATGATACATGCAAAAACTATTACTCCTGTAAGATACTTTACTGTTAACATATAGATTTCATTCATATATTTCTAATTAATATTTATTTTTGACGCGAAGTATGTTTCCATTTCCTCTTCGCTTTTTGTCTTTGGCCACGAGATCGACTCCTCTCGTACCTCTAATTTACTTACTAAATCATTAAACCCTCGTAGTTCTCCATCTGAACATTGAATCATTACTTTCCCGAACTTCATTATTGCCCTTTGGTTTTCATAGTAGAATGTTTTTAACTTCGTCATCTCAAGATTTCCAGCAACAAATTCAGGAAGTTTCATTTTAACAGTATTCATTGTCCATTCTGAGTATCGTTCATTACATATATCCATGCATCCGACGATTTCCTTTATAGTACGTTCATTCATAAACATCGTTTTGATTGCTTGTTGTATTGGGAGATGTTCTGATCCCTGCAATTTTATTCCCTTGAGTTTTTCATACTTATCGATAACCCCGGCGTATGCCTCTTTGGGGAACTTTGTATTCTTTCTTGTATCCATAAAGATTTTTTTAATGCGTAGATTAACTGTACTAGCCGTTATCCCCTCTGAAACACCCTACTGCTTGTCGTGATATAACATGAAGTCATATCAATAGTTTGTTAGCTGAGTAGTACAATAGGTAATACAGTTGAGTCACGCATTAATTTGTAAATAAGATCTCTAGTGCTTTTCTAATAACCCCGGCGAATGACATATCATGTTTCTTCGCGTACCTCTTAACCTCTACAAAGGTTTTATTAGGCAACCATAGGTTGTAGCTTTTTTCCTTTAACTTCATTTGATAGGTGTTTAATTACATAAGTTCTATGCATTTTACAGAGATGCTTAAACTCTTTCTTGTTTTCTGGTTTGTATAATCCATCTAGTATGAGTGAGTCTATTCGTTGATTGATTGTTTTTGTAAATTCGTACTTTGTCATATTTTTGTTTTTATTGATCTAACATAAGGTAGTATACACCCTATAGTATATACCGTCAAGTGAGCTAACCTAAGGCAAAAGAAACACATTGAGATTAAATTAAAAAATTAATAGTTAATTTTAATGGCATAACCTACAATAGGTGTTGATAAGTCTGTTTTTTGGCTAACCTTCCATAAAGATTTTTTACATTGTTACATTCTTGTTACTTTTTTCTATTATGATATAATTACATGGTTTTATCATATACATTTAATCATGTATCTGGCATAATATACTGTCATTTTTAGTGATATAATTTACAATCGTTTTCTAGAAAGTTCTGGAAAGTTCATGAAAGTTCTGGTCTAACTTAACTTAACTTAACTTAACTAACTCTTGGGTTCGAAATAAATTCGAACCATGTTGATAACTCTAGAAATACAAGACCTTTGGTTACTTGCAAGTAAAAATCACCTGTGCTACAATACCCCCGTGATGGTTATTCGAGCAAAAATTAACTAACAATCATGGATTTCTTAAATGGCAAAAAAACATACATCGTAGCCGGAGCGGCCGCAATCACTTTGTTTTTAGGCTTCATCGACGTAATAACACCAGTGCTTACCGAGCAGATTCTAGTGCTTCTTGGATTTGGCGGACTAGTAGCGTTACGTCATGGCGTAACAAAATAATCACAATATTTCAGGCGGTTGCTGAACTCCCCCGGGAGCATCAGAACTGAAGGCGATAGGGCCATAGGCCACACAATCTCGACGTAAAAGTCTGGACAAAATGCAAATAATTCATCTATCGCCTAAAGTGTTGTGGTAATAACAAATTTTAATGAATGAAGATATTAATGAAATAGAAAAAAGTATATCAGAGTGTTGCAACGCTGATATTTCGGTAATTGAGGGTTATGGATATTGCCGTAAATGCGGTGCTAAACTAAAATAATTATGGAATTAGATCAAAAGTATTTAGAATCAATAGTAAAACCATTGTGTGAATATCCAGAGGATGTTAGTACCGAGCGCAAGGTTGATGAAATGGGAGTATTAATTTCATTACGAGTTAATGACGATGACGTACCATTCATTGTAGGAAAACGCGGGTATGTAGCATCTGCTATCAGAAAAGTTTTAAGATTATACGGCGCAAAACATAAGAAGAATATAACACTCCGGGTACTACAACCAGATGGGTATGTAAAAGAAGAAAGAGATCCTGTTACATCATTTAGGCCGATATAGCCGAATGGTAAGGCACATCCTTTGTAAGGATAAGATTGTGGGTTCGATTCCTACTATCGGCTATTTATCCCTGTTCGTGTGAGCCGCAAGGCAGATCCCAGATCCCATAGCACATGAGCAGAGACAAACATGATAATACTCAAAACATAAATTTCAATGAATCAAATATATGAAAAATAACGGAATAGCAACAATAGACGCGCATTGCTTCAATTTCATGATGAGACATATTCGACGCGAAATATCTTACAGAGAAAGAGATGAAATTATTGTTGATATAGTAAACAGCATTTGTAAGTTAAAATATGTTTATAAATCTTATATAAAGAGTTAAATAAATAATATGCCAGATACATTTTACCAAGACAAAATTACAATCGAGGAAGCGAAGACTGAAAAGGCGTGGGGTAAATGTAAACACAACTTCCTCTTAAAGGTATTTATGAGATCGCAAATAGTACACCAACAGAAGAAGAAATAAAAGCACAATACTAATTATATGAGTAAAGAAGAACTAAAACACTCATTATGCTCCAACTGTCATCGCTTAAAGACTGTTTTATATGGAGATCATAATGGTAAGGTGTATATCCCTAATGACAAATTTACCTTTGCTAAATTTAAGGAGAAATATGGTAATAGTAAAACAATAATAAACTAATATTATGCCATTCAAAAGTGGTAAGGATTGGAACGGTAATGCCAATGGAAGACCTAAGAATCCCGCAATACATGAGCTTGAAGAAGCTATTAAAACAGTAGAGAAGAAGAAAAAGAAAACCTTACTTCAACATTTTGTTACCCGTGCATTCAAAGAAGACAAGGTATTAGTAGCCGTAATGAAGAAACGAGTACCTGATCTATCATCAGTTGACATGACAGTTGATGTAGACGGTGCAATACAAATCGTTATGGATGGTAAAAAGACAGATAAACCTAACAAAAAGAAATGAATTTCAATATATTAAAACGAATTTTCAAGAACTTATTAACTAACTTCAAACCAATGGACGAAGAAAGTACTCCAGTAGAAGCTCCTGAAGTAGAAGCTCCAACTGAGGAAGTAGCAGAAGCTCCTGTTGAGGAATCAACAGAAGAAGCTACTACTGAAGAAGCTCCAAAAGAAGACGACGAACCTTCTGGTTCAGACCCATCTTACGTTTCAGGCCCTGAAGATGCTCTTAGCGAAGAAGCAATAGCTCAAAATGCTAAAGAGAAAGAAGCAGGATCAGATCACACAGACGAAGAGAAGAAAGAAACTGAATAGAAATGAATGCAAAAAGTAAAGTTTTCAGAACTTGCTAAGTTTTTCCCAAAGCAACTCGAAGCGAGTAAAGCTGCTTCCTCCCATAAATTCACACTATATGGCGGAGCTATGGGAGGGGGAAAACTATTAAGACTTAATGAGGATATACCAACTCCCAATGGATGGATAAAAAATAAAGATATTATTGTTGGTGACTATGTATTAGGTGAAAATGGGAAACCCGTCATGGTTATGGGTGTTACTGAACCAACAGAGGATGAAGCATACGAATTGTTTTTCTCTGATGGAACATCAATGATTGCTGGACAAAGTCATCTATGGAAGACGATGACTATTCGAGAAAGAGGAATAGCATCTAGGCGAAATGATGTATATCGACTCAAAAGAAAACAAACAAGAGTAAAGCTAGGTACTGGTAAACGACCAGATCTTGCAATACTGAATACAAAACGTACCTTTAATTATTTAGAACCCTCGACTGGGACAATAAGAACCACGAAAGAAATAGCTGAAACCGTATTAGTTGATGGTAATAATAATCACTCTATAGAACAACCAGAGCCATTAGTATTGCTAGAGAAGAATCTACCGATTTCCCCTTATACACTTGGTGCTTGGCTCGGTGATGGAACCTCAATCAGTGGTGGTATAACTGGGATTGATAAAGAGATTTTTGAAAATATAGAGAGAGATGGGTTTACTGTCACTCATCATGCTAATATAAAATCACACAATATTACTGGTTTTATTGGATTGATTCGTAAATATGGATTGTATAGAAATAAGCATATACCGAGTGAATATTTAAGAGCTTCGCATAATCAGCGATTGGCACTTTTGCAAGGGGTTATGGATACAGATGGTTGGTGCGATAAAGACGGTGGTATAGGAATAACACTTAAAGATAAACGGTTATTTGAGAATGTAGTAGAATTGATTAGAACATTTGGCATCGTTGTTCATACTTCATTGGTGGAAAAGACGTGTTACAACAATGGTAAGATAGGAATGTATCATAATGCTAAGTTTATAACTACCATCCCAGTATTCCGTTTAAGCAGGAAAGTGTCTCGACAAAAACATAAGATTAATTCTAGAAATAACAGGCGATATATCGTCGATGTACAGTTAGTTGGTAAACAGAAGATGAGGTGTATACAGATTGCAAACCATGATGGAATGTATATTGCTGGCAAGCAGTTTATACCAACTCATAATAGCTATTGGATACGTTGGCATGTAGCTGAGTATCTATTAGAGAAAACAATTGAAACTGGATTAAAAGGAATTGTAGGAGGTATATTCTGCGAGGATTATCCAGCATTAAAAGATAGACACCTTTCAAAACTAACATTTGAGTTCCCGGAATGGTTGGGAGATTTCCACGCAGATCATAAACAGTACGGAAAAGCATTCATTGCCAAGCCACAATATGGTAGTTGGGTAATAGTATTTCGTAACCTAGATGATCCTAGTAAGTATAAATCAGCAGAATTTGCCATTATTGCAGTAGATGAGCTTACTATGAACTCAAAAGACAAGTTTGATTTCCTTAGAACGCGTCTCAGGTGGCCGGGTGTCACTGATGTACGCTTCATTGCAGGAACAAATCCCGGTGGAATAGGGCATGGTTGGGTTAAACAATTATGGATGGATCGAGTCTTTGAAGAGACAGAGAAGGAAGCAGATCAATTTATATTCGTTCAATCTAAAGCAGATGACAATCCCCTACTTAATAAGAGCTACTATGACTCATTAGATGGCTTACCAGAATCAATGCGTAGAGCATTCAAAGATGGTAATTGGGATGTATTTGAAGGACAAGCATTCACTGATTGGAACCAAAGTAAAGTAGTTGTAAAGCCTGAAGACATGCCGATCGAAGCTGAATATGAGAAGTTTATGTGCTTTGACTACGGTTTCACAGCTCCGGGTGCATTATACTGGTGTGCAATAGATTACGAAGGTAACATAATTGTATACAGAGAGATCTACAGCACTGGGAAGACTTACAAAGATTGGGCTGAAGACGCTAGAGACTACTCAGGATTCACAGAGACAGAAGACCCATCACGACGTGAAGCAATCAAATACATAGTAGTTGGAGTAGATTCATTCAAGAAGAACGAACAAACGCGCAAGAGTGGTGTTGAAGTAATGCGAACAATATTCCCCATACGCTATGAACAAGCATATACAAACAGACATCAAGGTAAGATTGAGTTCCATCAACGCTTAAAAGGCCCAACAATATTCTTCTGGAACACTTGTAAAGAAGCAATCAGAACAATACCAGAACTCATTACAGACAAGCATGACATTGAAGATGTTGATTGTGGAGAGGATCACGCCTATGACTCGATACGATACGGAATGATGAGCAGACGTATCAAGACTAAATCAGCTGCACCACTTGATCCAGTACAACAGAAGTTCGAAGAATGGAAGAGAAAGGATAGAGATTTTGCTAGTAAGACTAATAAACGTTTCCGCTCACTATAATGAAAGTTCACTTTAGAAGAAAATCTATTCAGATACTCATACCAGTAAAAGGTGGACAGCATGAGATGAAGACTGAAACATACCAGAAGTACAAAAGAGATTCAGAAGGATTCAAGGAACTCCAGAGATTAATACAAAAGATTAAGAATGAATTTGAATAGAGTAAAAATCGTATCGAGTCATAACAATGGTCATCTCCATCTGTATTTGTTACTAATACTCCATTTGCATAATTTCGAAGACATAAGCGAAGAGAAGGAACGCTTTTGGAGACAAGCTATAATAGACTCAAGTATCATTACAGTCAACGATGTTATTGACATATACACAATATTAAAAAATAATAAATTACTTACCAAATTAAAAGATGGCAGACAAAAAGATTAAAAAAGAAGACTTCGATGAGAAGAAAGAATGGTCAAAACAGTCTGAACCAGAGATGGTTGATACTTATGATTGGCTTGATAATCGTATTGACGAGGAATTAAAACGTTCTCGCGAAAGTGTATTTGGCAAGAACCTTGATGAATTATGGAAATCCATAGACAATATTTACATACCACAGAAACTTTCAAAGCAAGACGGTGGAACAGTAGCATTCGCATCAGATGATGAGAAAGGCTGGCTATCTCGCCCAGTTAAACTCGGAGATGATGACTGGCAATCAGATATATCCACTACAGACTTCTATAGTAAGCTACAAACAGCAGTTAGTATCCTTGTAGAACGTAATCCAGAGGGTGTATTCATACCAAAGGCACGTAAATTTGAAAAAAACACAAAACTAGTAGAAGCTCTTTACAAAGACTCATGGCAAAAAGGAAAATCAAAACGAAAGTATTTACTACCATTTACATTCAACTTAGTTAAATACGGATGGTCTATTGGACGTACATATCCTAAACTAGAAGTACGCACAGTAGCTGATGAGGATGGTAATGAAAGAGAAATAGAAGATTACAACGGAGTATTTCGTGAAGCATTAGATCCCAAGAGATGCTGGATTGATGACATGGCAAAGGCTGATGACCAAGATTCAGCACGTGATTGGTGTTGGGAGATTGATTATGGATACGATGTATTCAAAGAGTTATTCCCCAAAGAAGAATACAATAATATAGATTCAGTCAAACCACCTAGTAAAAAAGATGAAGACGATGAGTCAGGTGAATCATATCAAGACAAAGAAATCATTACATGTTTATTCTATGAAAA